TGCCTAGAAGTCCCGCAACTTAATGGACAGCTCATGGGAAGTATTCTATCATTCCCCCTTCTTTGCTTAGCAAACTTTGTAACTCTTGTTATGGTTTGTAGACGAATGCCTCCTGAACGTTTCCTTGTTTCATCTGATGAAAGTGTTAACCCCTCTATGATTAAAGAGGAGTATATTGATTCATTGTATACCGGCATTGTCCAGGTTAACGGTGATGATATTTTGTTTCCCGTCGCGAACCTCGGGATGTATCATCATTGGGCCTCCTTCCTTAAAGTACCAGGATTTCGCTTATCTCTGGGAAAGAACTATGTTCATAATAGATTCTTTTGTATCAATACAGAATTGTATGGATATCAGTTTTCTGAGTCTAGGAGTTACCCGTTACCTCCAAGTGCGATCTCTTGGAACTTATCAGGTGAGTTAGTACTCAATCGTATTGAGTACTTTCCAGTTGGCTTGTTGATTGGTCAGCATAAGGTTGTTGGTAGAAGTGAAGGTCGCAAACTTCCTCTATCATCTGTCCTTACCCTTATACTGCAGGGTTCTATGACCCCGAAACATGCCTTTGCTCGTTTTCTATTTTATAATAGGGAGTGGGTAAATGGTGTGACTATGAATGGTTTGGTGAATATTGGGATGCCTATTCCGTTAGGTGGTCTTGGTGTTCCCTTTCCACGATTTGGTATAGACCCTAAACCAACACATCTACAGCGGGCCGTCGCTTTCGAAGCCATAAGATTAATCGATAGCGGGAGTATTTCACCCTCACGATATAAAGATATGACCGTGAAGCTCCGTTCAGCGCATATCAGTGATGCTGAGCACCAATACCCGTTCCTGGAAGGAGGTATACTCAAGTTTGCGTTGTTGAGTGACCTTCCATTACCTTCCTCATACCCCTGGAGATCAAAGGTTCCACGTATTATTGGACCTTTGGGCAGGATTGTTCAACCTGCCGACTCACGAGCTACTTCTTATGTGAGTGGGGTGCGACTCTTTCGTTCTATCATTCATGGAGGTAAACCTAAGCAGATGTTACCGTCATTATTTGACATTAACAACTTACAACTTCTACAGATCCATGTTACTTCGGATACTGAGGAGCATAAGCTGTCATTTCCATTATTATATGATATAGAGTCGATTGGGTCTTCTGATCAGTTAGCCAAAACGGTGAGTTGTTTATCTCTGTCAACTCTCAATAGTTCCGTACTAAGGAAAGGTGTTGAATATCTACCTTCCTGGTGTGACTCTGTCATGCCAGAATCATGGTATCTCCACTCTTCCAGAATGTCGAGAGACTGCACGGCTAAGGGTTTATCTACTTGGTACTATCGGTAACCTATCAGAAGATGTACAGTCCCTCTGTTTCCAGTGGACCTAGAGGCGCGGTATGCATGGAAGAAATTAATTACTTCTTTCCTATACATATCGCCGCGATGATCTATACCCCGGTAAGGCAGATATGGATAGAGAGTCGACTAGATTCTTCTAGGCTCGATACTTGAATACGTTCCGTATCAAGATAATACTCTATTCGTTTTAAATCTGTCCCTAAAGGATAGTATAGGGAGCCTGCTTCTATGTAGCTCCATAGAGGTATCCAATATGGGAAACAAAAAGAACAAATCCCGTGGAAAACAAAAAGGCAACTTGGTGCAGAAGCCAAGTAAAAGATATTCTGGTCCCCGACAATTAGTATACAATGTTAGTGCTCCAGTTACTGTAGGTCAGGTTCGGAATTCGAACTCGTCTCGCAGTATCTCTAATGTTGTTGATCCGATGCTTGGAGCTGGTATTCGTGTAGTAGGATCAGAACTGTTCTGCTATATTTGCCAGTCATCTTCCAATTCAACTGGTGCTTGTATATCTGTTACAGCACCAAATAGTGGAGAAGGGTATAATTCGGAGCTAGCTGTTTCTGCATTTTATAACTTAAATGCAGCGTCTGACTTAGAAAGTCTTGCTACGCCCTACACTTACTATGTCTTTCGTTCTATTGACTTTGAATATATCTCCGCTATTTCTACATCTGCTTCCGCAGCATTGTGTTTTGCATTTACGCCTGATGTTCAAAGAGAATCAGGCTCTACTGGTTTACTCTGGCCTCCAACTTTTGCGAGTCTGGAGCAGTATCAGTATGCTATGATGACACCTGTTTGGAAGGGTGCAACTTTGCATGTGCGTCCCGTTCCGCATGCGGTTGCCGGCTTTTATGTCGACAATAACCCTGCTAGCGCAATACCTTACGCGTTAGAGTATCAGGGTGAGTTGTATGGTATGTTGTCTTGCGTTGGTTCAGGTACTAATACCAATTACGGAAGAATTGTTGCTCATTATACAGTGGACCTCTATTGTAGAGGGTCAACTAATTCTACTCCGCCTGGTTTTAAGATGAGCGTACGTATGTCATCTGAAGAAAAACAATTGGTAAAACGATTGGCCGAGTTGCGCCGTGAGAAAGCTCTTGCGGCAGCAACGACAAACGTTACAGACCCTGTTTGTCAGCCAGTTGATATTTGCCGGGTCAATGGCATGGCGATCCAGATACAGTCAACACCTGGAGGTGGACCTTTATCCGGTATTCCTGTTGATAATGTATATGCTGCACCTGCAGTTCCGAAACCCTTAGTTACTTTGGGGGCCGGACTGGAATGCTGTGTCCAAGAGAATGCCGCCGAACCTTTTGATAAGGTTAATCAACCACAATCTGCATCAGCTGGAGCTGCTGCTGCTAGTGCGGTTCGTCGGCCTACTTCATCCTCTCGACAATAGATATGTCAATTTGCTCCTCTGGCCACTAGGGGGGTATTGCCTAGTACGAGTTCACACAACTCGTCTTCTCTCGATCCAAGGCTTTGGACCGTAGATGTTCCGTCAGTATCACAGAATGAGTTTCTTGATACACCCGCTTTAGAACGAACTCCGAATGAAGATATCCCTTTAATGGGGCAGAATTCTGCCGAAAGCGAATTCTTATCGGATTGTTCGTCGGAGAGTCCTACACAACGTTCATGCTTTGAACATAACGCTGTGTTTCTCTCTTTGATGACGGAGAGTGATATCGCGGGAAACGACGTAATGTCTGTGGAACATAACCATCAGATCATTAAGTCTGAAACCTATTGCACCTCATGGAGGCACCATTAGGCAACAGATCCCGGGTTCCAC